CGCCGCCCGCCGTCGTCAGGAAACTGGCGCCGCCCAGCGCGCCGTGGTTGTGACCGGGATCGCCAATACTGTGCAAGTGGCTCGGATCGATGATCGTGTGCGCGTGCGAGGCAAGTTCATTCTGCGTGAGCACGTGCCCATCGCTCGTCCATGCGGTAGAGAACATCGTGCTATACCCGTTCGTGCCGCCGGTTCCCCCGCCCGCGATGTTGACCACCTGCAACGTATAGTCGTTGATCGACACGTCCTGCACCCAGCCGCTCGGGGCTGCGGCCTGATGGAAGGTGGTCCGCGTGCCGCTCGGTGCCGTCAGCGTGCCGATGGCGTTCGCGTTCGCGTTCACCTGGTTGACGATGAAGTTGAAGTCCGCCATCAACGGCGTAGCGTCAACCAGCTGGCCGTCCTGTATGTTGTTCGGTAGCGTTCCGATGATCGCCATTGCCTACCCCTGATTGGTGTAACCGGTATCCTGATACCGGGCGAAGAACGTCCCGATTGACAGGGAATTGCTCGAAGTGGCAAGCACGTCCAGCGCCATTTTCTGGAACACGAGCGGCGCGGTCCAGGGGATCGTGTACACGACCGGGATCTGCTGCGAGGTCGAATAGATGCCTCCGCCGCCCCATAATGCGCCTCCGCCCCACACGATGCCGGCTGCTGGCGAGGTTACCTGAGTCGAGCCTACCGTGTTGTTCTTCTGATCATAACCCGTGATCTGGTACTGGACCGAGGCGCCCGAACTGGAAAGTTCAAGTGTGGACTCGACGACCTGCACCTCCGCCATGTGGTTTGTCTTCGGGAACGATGACGAGCGTAGATGCGATACGAGTTGCGTGCCGTTGTCGTTGTAGCTGCTGTTCGTGGTCGGGATACCCTGACTGATGAACAGCTTCGCGCCGCTCGCCGCGCCCGAAATGACGAACATGTTGGAGTACTGCGCCGCGCAGTCATACGGGAACGTGTGCGGACCGGTCCACCGCTTGCGCCGGATGTCGTACCAGTAGTCGTTGGTCTGCGGCACGCCAAACAGGGTTGTCGCGACGCAGACCCGGTAGATGTTGCCCGAGAACGCCGCCGCGATCCGTGAAGGCGTGGTTGCGTTCTGGAACGGAACCTGCACGTCGGCCACGCCGTCGTTGCCGGGTTGATGCGAGAGCGGACTGAGCACGCCCAGGAAGTTGAGCACGTACGGCGCGTCGACACCGACAAAGCAGATACCGAACGTGACCTGTACCACGCTGCGCGGAGCAATCGTGCCCGTGGTCAGGGTGATGTAGTTCAGTGCCAGGTTGTTGGTCGTCGGGTCGCCCGTTACCTGCCAGATCTGCGACGCCTTGAACACGACCAACGCCCCGACCACGCCGGCTGATGTGGTCTGGATAGGCAGCCCCGATTGCGCGATGATCGGCGTGGTGTCGCCCACCGTGATCGCCTGACTGGCGTTCGTGCGGGTCGTCGGCACGAGCACATCGCTGAATTCCAGCACGTTGCCGACAGCGAAATACGCCCGGTTGTTGTAGTTCGCGACCGAGGTCGGCACGCCGGTAAGCGGGTTCGTCGCCGTGTTGGTCGCGGTCCACGTCGGCGCGGCCGGGTTCGTGATATCGATCACGCCAAAGAAGTTCGAACCCGTACCGTTGAACCCCGGATGCGTGACGATGATCTTCGTGCTGATCACGGCCATCGTGGGCGGCGTCCACGGGCCGGAAGTCGCGGGCGAGGTCGGCGTGTTGCCGGCTGTCACTCCACTGATCGTGATGAATGTTCCGCCGACCAGGTCGTAGGCAAACGGTTCATCGTGACCGGGATTGCGCGCGGTCGACACCATGCCGTATGCAATGGTTCCGATCACGATGTAGACCGATACGAAAGTCGGCGTCGTGAACCCGGCGAACGAGGTCGCGGGCGCACCGACACCGGGCCGTGACGACATCAGTTCAGGGTTGCCCTGATCGAAAACGAGGTTCTGGAGGATCTGGCAGGCGCCCGCGAACGCGTCCGTCGAATCGTACGCGTCGCACAATCCCTTTGCTGTAAACCGAACAGGCTGACCGTTCCGGATTGCCACGGGCGCCTCCTAGTCGGTGATCTTGGTCGGCTTCAAGGTCCGATTCGTGTGGAAGCGGCGAGGATCGAGGCGCACGCTCTTGACCACCTGCTGCTCGTCCCCTTCCATTATGAGATGCGTTCTGAGCATCCGGTCCATATCCTTCAGGAACTCCGGACGGCGGGTGTCGTCCGTCAACTGCATGAGGCGGGCCGCTGTAGCCGTGATCAGGTAGTCCTGATCCGGAAACCACGGAATCTGTGCCGACGTTTCCGGCGCGTTGATGTCGGGCTGCTTCACCATGTAGCGGTGCGTCAGCACGATCTGGCCCGACGACTGCGGATAGATGAACAACTGGCCGGCGGACGGCGGCACCTGTTGCAGGGCCGTCGTCTCGTCATACAGGATCGTCATGAATTCGTACGGATAGTTCGCAATCGACGGATCCTTGAATTCCTGATCGTATTCCTCGGTCGAAATCGGGTTCAGGAAGTACGGGAGGTTGTTCTGCTCGAAAAACAGGTCGTACGTGCGCTGGTAGTTCTGGGGCAACGTGAACGGGCCGAAGTTGTTCGCCTGCACGGTGATGAATTCCGTTACGCGGTTGATCTTCAGGTCCCGATGCAGCCAGAGATCCTCCAGAGTCATGTTCAGGAATTGTCCGCCCTGGGAAACGAATCCCGGACACTTGGCGATCTGAAGCGCCAGGGTGACAATCTGCTGGCTCTGAAGGTATGCCACTTACGCCACCTTTTTCAGCTTGGCGACGGTCGCCTTGCCCTTTTCAAGTTCGGCTTCGATACTCTTGACCTGGATCGGGAGATTGGTCAGTTGCGCTTCTTCCTGACTCGCGAGCCGGGTTTTGCCGCGTTTCTTTTCGAGCAGCGCAGCGTACGCCTTGCGGTGCTGGTCGAGCATCGTTTCGTACATCTCGATTTTCTTCTCGATTTCCGGTAACTCCAGAATCGCCTGCTGGCGTACGAGCGCCTCGCGCGCCACGTCCATGCGCACGTTCAGCACTTCCAGGTCGTCGCCGGTGTAGATGTAGCCGCTGATCGACACCGAAGCGCCGTTCGGCGCCGGCAGGTTCATCTGGAAATTTCCAACTGCGGTCTGTTCGCTCATTGATTCCTCTTATCGACGACGGTCGCCGCCGCGCAATACGCGGTCCTGCGCCACCTTGTAGGCGTTTTCGTTCGTGCCGTTGATGTTGTTCTCGTGATCCCACGTACGGGCCACGATTTCCTTGACGCTGCGCAGCACATCCGTGGTGAACTCGTACGTCACCCCGTGGACGAACTGCTGGCCGTTCAGGCGGATGTCAATCCCACCGCACGGTGCGAGGTCGATCCGGTACCACCAGATATCCTGACCATCGTCCGCGCGGCGCGAGAAGCGTTCCGTGACATTCGTGGTGAACATCGAGGATTGCGCCTGCGCGGATAGTCGCGCCGATTCTTCTTCTGCGATCAGCCGGCCAGCGGTCGATTTCGCGAGTTCGGCTTCAAGCGCGGCGATGCGCGCCTTTAGCTGTTCCTGCGTCTCGGCCGTCACATCCTGGCCCGGTTCGATCAGTTCGTCCCCGCCATCGGGCGGGGTGTTAGGCGTGCGCGGGGGCATCTACGCTCCTTACGGGGTGGTCACGGTGCCGGCAGTATAACCCGGCGTGAAGGCCGAACCCGCCTCAACGCGGGCAAGGAACGCCTGGTTGAGAATGATCGAGCCGTAGAAGACTTTCCAGCTCACCACACGGGTCTGGTTCAGCGGGTCCGACTTGTCAGCGCCCGTCAGGTAGTGGAACTCGGGATTTTCGAGCAGCACCTGACCATACGAATGGTTGCCGATGAAGATCGTCGGGAACACCGAAACGCCGGTTGCGGGCGCGGCCGGCGGGGTCTGCGCCACGCCGATGCCGGTGAGGGTAACGGTCTGGTTCGGCAGCAACTGCGTGGCCTGACCCGCGAGCGGCCCGGTCACCGGAACGCCAAGCCCGATTGCGGTTGCCAGATTGCTCGGCGTGGCCGACGTACCGATGTACACGTTGAAGACGTAGTTCGGCACGTTCGGCAGGACGACGGAGATCGAGCCCGTCGGGCCGGTCACGCTGATCGCGTTCGAGACCTGATAGATGATCTGCTCAACCGAGGTCTGAGCCGGCGATGCGGTGACGATGATCTGGTAACCGGCGTTCGTCGCGAGCGTGCCGCCCGACGTGGATGCGGTGCCGTTGATCTGCGCGGCACCCGTCCAGTAGGGCATCATGTTGGATTCGACGAAACGCGCGCCGTTGAACGGACCCAGTTCGTTGTTGTACAGGCGGTTCACGTCGCTGTACGACCAGGCGTTGACCACGGTCGTGCTTTCGCGCATGTCCTGCGCCGACAGCGGGTGAATCAGCGCGATGTAATGCTGCATGACGGCCGGCGACTTAGACGGATCGCGATACGCGCCCGCTTCAATCATCATGTCTTCGCGTTCGTCACCCATGAAGCGCGGTACGCCGTAGGTCAGGAACGAACCGACGATCTTGTTCACTTCGTGCGGGCTCATCACGTCGGTCGCGAGCAGGTTGGCGCGCGACGCCTTGCCATTCGCGTAGTTCACCTGCGTGGTGGCGAGCAGCGTATTGAACGTATTGCGCTCAAGCGTTTCGGGCAGTTGCAGCGCGACCAGTTCGCAAGCCTGCTGGAACAGCGGATGCTTGATGGTCAGGTTCGCCACGTCGGTGATGATGACGCGGTCGCCCCATTGCTGCGCGGTGGCCGAAACCTGTTGCAGCGCCATCGCTTCGCCGGGAGGCGCGACGCCTTCCTGCAACGGTGCGAAAGGCAGCGGGAGGCGCTGGTAGCGCGAAGCCGTGTACGTCGTGCCCCGGTTCGTATCGAGCTTCAGCGGTTTGCCGAACTGGTACGCGACAAGTTGCCGGCGCGCGAGCGGCTCGACTTCTTCCTGAATGTACGCTTCAACGTCGGCCGTAAAACTGGTCGACTGGTTGGTGACGCCCGGAAACAGCGAGGCCCACAGGAGGCCCAGTTTGGAGAGTTTCATGGTTGCCTCTTCGTGGTTAAATATTCTGGTTTTCCAGGCGCGCACGTCGCTTGTCGTGATCCGACTGCGGCCGGCCCCGGCCCTGCACGTCACTCCGAACCCCTGGAGTCCTGCCACGCGGCACGTTCGCCGCGACGGCTGCTTTCGGTTTGGCTTTCAGCTTGCCCTCCGCGATGTCCTTGCCGAGCATCCAGTAGTAGACATCCTCGCGCGAAGCCTGCTGGCCGCGCTGACGGGCGCGCTGGATTTCTTCCTCCACCCGCTCCGTGTACTTTGCGCGGCGCGGCTCGCTGTTCACCTTCGCCTCAAACCGCGCCCGGTCGGCCATGTCCTGCGCCTGCTGGAGCGCGGCTTGTGCCTGCTGCTGCGTGGCTCGCAGCGTGCGGTTCGCGTTGATCTGCCAGCGCTCGATGTCGGAGAGATCCTGACTGCGGAGCCGTTCCTCCTCACGCTGGAACTCCGGATCGACTACCGGAGCGCGAGTGCGTTCCGCTTCTGCTGCCAGTCGGCCCCGGCGTTCGACTTCAGCTTCAAGCTTAGCCAGGCGGTCGTCAGCATCAGTACGGCGTGGGCGGGCAGCCGCGGGAGGATCATCAGGAAGATCGTCGTCGAGAGGATCAACAAGATCATCGATATCGGGATCAGGTGAAGCAGGATCATCCACAGGGGTAGGGTCAACATCGTCGGGTTCTCCGTCAATCCCCGGAAAGATCAGGCCAAGTAGTCTTTTAAGAAGTTTGTTCACGGTTACTCCGCAGCCAGTGCGCCGCCGCCGATGTCCTGCAAGGTAAACGCCGCGCTCGCGCCAACGCCCGTGCACGTCACGAAGAAGTCGCGGAACGTTTCGGTGATGACGCCCATCTGACCGGTCAGCGTCCAGCCGGCGGCGGTCGTCATGGTCGCGGTCGAACCAGAGGGGTTCAGCAAACGGAAGGTAGTCGAGGCGCCGACCTGGGCTTGTGCCGGGGTCATCGTCGCGAGCATCACGGCAGCAGTGGGGAGAGTGATTGCAGCAGCGCCAGTGATCGCAGCCACGTTCATCACGGAGAACTCCGCGCCCATGATCTGTTGCTGGGTCGCGGTGAATGCGCCAGTATTCGCCGGTGCGTTGTACGCGGTCGCCGGGAACGGATTGGCTGCAATGATCGCGTTGATCAGGCCCACCTGATCGGGCATCGAACCGTTATCCGGAATGACAGGAAGCGCGCCCTGAATCCCCGGAAACATAGCGCCGATCACTTCGGCAAGTTTGAGTTTTCGCACGATAGCTCCTATCAGGCTTTCGCCGGTTATATGCGATTTGTTACAAAAAGTCAACGGCGCCTGCGCGCCCATATCATACCGATTGCCTGTCCTGTACCGGTGAACGATCCGTTCGCCACAAGGAACACGGTCGTCGTAGTGGACAGCAAAATCCGCTGTTGCGGGCAAGGCTGTGACTGGTTCAAGCCGCTCGCAAAGGCTGTCTGAAGCAGGAACTGAAGGAACACGGATGCAGGTAGCGTGCCGGTTGTCGTGCTGATGCCGCCGCCAATGCCTGAATACGCGCCAGCGGATACGCCAAACTGGATACTGCCGCCAACATCCCAATCGCCAGCAGTCAGTGAAATGCTGGTGATATTGATAGACACGCCCGTCGACAAGGTAATAGTTCCGGACGTTGCGGTAATGTACTCGCCCACGCTGCCGGCCTGGGCGTTGTCGTTTGTGGCTGTACCAATAATCCCCTTAACGGTTGCCGGTGCTATGGCATCCGAAAAAGTAACAGTCCCTGTGGCGTTCGAAATGCCGATGGGGGTGTCTACAAACGACCCAGCTACAAAACGGTCTATGCCGAAAGAATTGGACGAAGACGCGTTACCAACATTCCACTCCGCCGTGCCATTCTTCTGGAACTGTACGAATGCCTTGTTCGTTGAACTCGTGTCGTTGACGACCAGATTGCCATTCGATGCCGAAATCGTGGAAGCGCCTGAAACCAGCAGGCCGTCACTCACCGTGACAAGCCCTGTGGACCGCGTGATCACAAAAGGGCTATCGATGAAGCTACCTGCATCCGAGTAGCGGGACAGGTTAAAATCGCTCCCGGCGTTGCCGCCGGATTCAGCGGTGGAGTTGGCGTAGTGTGCCCACCGGTTTGAACCGTTGGTCTGGTAAAAAACCGGACGGCTTACGCCTGCTGCCGCGCTGACGTTGAATATTGGGGAAGTAACCTGACCCAGAAAAGTGCTCTGACTAAACTTCTGGATAAGGCCGACGCCTGTACTGCCGTTGAAAAAATTCGCGAGCGACGGCGTACCGCTCGGGAAGCCAAGCGTGTTCGGAGAAACGACAGAATTATCCGATCCCGCGCTGGCAGTGACCGCAAAAGTAGTGCCGGGGTTGTAGACTTGCGTCCCGCCTATCCAGGTGTTGTTGTGCGCGTTCGCGGTATCGATCTTGACGTTCGTAACGCTGTTGGCCTCAAGATCCATGCCTATAAACACGTTTCCGGCGATGGTTCCCGTGCCCGGTCCGCCAGCGGTCAGATGCACGCCATTATCGCTGAAAGTTCCCGCGCCATTAATCCATGTACAGAATGCCGCCGCATTCAACTGCCATCCGTCACCGTGCGCATTATTGGCTGCGATGACGTTCTCAAACAGGGTATCGAGTACATAGTTGCACTGCACAGCGACAGTAGAAGCGGATGCGCTGCTGTTGCCCACCCACAGGTTGCCGAATTCGAAACTGTTCAACGCGGCCGTAAAGTTGATGTCGCCTACCTGAAGCAGCACCCCCGCCACGTTGCCCCGGATTCCGAAGTCGCGGAACGAACTGTAGAACGCGGCATTATTAGCCCCGCCTCCCTGGACCGAAAACACCGGGGACGCCGATACCGTAGAGAAATCAAATATGGTCGCGAACTGGCCGTCTCCGTAAAGCTTGATGCCTTTGGCCGGGGGGCTGGGAAGCGTGAGAACGAACTGCGATGAGATTTTGTACGTACCGCCGGGGGCATAGCCGCTCCGGCTTCCGGCGAGTACGGCGTTGATCCAGTTCGCGAACGCTGTTGTGCTGTCCGCCGAGCCAGTAGGGTCTGCGCCGAAGTCCAGGATGGAAATGGACTCCTGCAACTTGCTGGTCAGAGTACGCGTTACCGCCCCCGTGCCGCCTTCGTTGTAGGTAACACTTCCGGACGGAACCGGCAAAACGGGAACCTGGCCCGCGAGCAGATTCAGGTCGGCCGTGGTCTGCTGCGCAAGCGAATTGATCGCCTTCTGCACTTCCTCAGGCGGGACATCGGTGCCGGCGGCGCGTACCTGGTACGGCGCGATAAAGAATTCATCACTCACGGATAGCCTCCAGCCGTTGTGCTGCGGTGGGATATCCGGGCGATTTTACGCGCGATGCATGCCGAAGCAGAAACGACTCAAGGCCGTGCCGCGCGCCGCACCGTACGGCAAACTGATCGGCCTCCAGTTCCTGCTTCTCGCACCGTTCGAAGAACCCTTTCCACTGGAGCGAAGCCAGCCACCATAGGCGTCTGGCGACATGTCCATAGCGAAGGTGCCCGTACTCGTGAGCAATCACCGCCGATTGCTCTTCTCGCGAAAGTTTGGCGAACAGATCACCGACCTGGATCGTTCCCCACGGGGTCGAGCGCGCGTAAAAGTTCTTCATCGCGGCCCCATCTGCGGATCCTGAACCGTGTCAGGGTGGATCATGCCCGCCGGGCCTTGTGGCCGGGGCTGGCCGGGTTGCGCGCCGGGGCGGGGGGTACCCGCCACTCCGGACGCTGCGCCGCCGGGTACGCCCTGCTGACCCTGCGGAGGTCCGAGCGCTTTCTGCATCTTCTGGTTCATCGCCTGCTGGTGCGCCTGGATGTGGGCGCGGAACAAGCCGACCGGATCGCCCGTCAGGGTTGCGCCGCGCATGTGCTCGGCAATGTGCCGCTGGTCGTCGTCCGCCGGATGCACTTCGGCGGGAAGCCCATTGTGCATCATGAGGTTTTCGTCCGAGGGCTCGACGTGGAACAGATTGCGTTCGTCGATCAGGATACGCGGCCCGACTTCCGGCCCGAATATCTGCTCGGTTCCCATCTCCAGAATCGGGCCGACGTTCAGGCGCCGGCCGTCGAGCTGCTGCGGCGGGATGCCTCGCAGGACATTCATCCACGCGATCATCTGCTGCATGCGCTGCATGCCGGTCTGGTACGCGGTGCCGCACCAGCGGAAGAAATACCGCTCGTTGAAAGCCTGAACCGGAATCTCTTCCTGCTTCGCACGCGCCCCGACTTCACCCATCGTGACCACGGTCAATTCTTTCGTCCGGAACTGCCTGTCCAGTTCGAACATGCGTTCAAGTAGCGGGTTCAGGATGCAGCCCTCATACCGCTTCGCGTGGTCGATGATGTTGGACTGCTGTTCCTGAGCCTGAGCAGCGGCCTGCGCCTGGTTTTTCCGGCCCGCCGGAACCTTGCCGAGCATGGCGTCGTTCACTTCCATGCTCTCATTGATCTGCGCCTTGATCGCCTGGCACAGGGCCACGGCATCCTTGTAAATGGCCGGGAACTGCGCGAACTGGGTCGTACTGGGGTTGGTCAGCCACACGGCAGCGAGACCCATGACCATCGACTGGTAGTTCGGGTTCGCGAGCGGGTCGGTCATGACAATGGGCAACAGCGCGTATTGTGCGCTGTCCTGGCCCATGTTCCAGTAGTCGTTCAGGTTCCATTGCAGATACTTGACGGGCTCAACGCGCGAAATACCGTAGATCGTGCCCTGTATCCGCTCGACCGGCGCCGTGATCAGCGGGCGCTTCTTCGTCCAGAAAGGATTGCGGATGATGCCAAGGATGACTTCCGGCCCCGCGTAGTAGATGAACACCGGTTCCTTGCCGCGCTTTTCGTCAAGTTCAAGGTTGGTGTGGACCTCATAGATGAGCGCGTACTTGTACGTCCCCTCGGTGCGCACCCCTGCGTCGGCCGCACGGCGCTTGTTCGGGACGCGCTTCTGACGGCCGCCGTCGGGCTCGTTCAGGTTGTCCATGATTTCCTTCGCATTCCAGCCGACGAAGACACCTTCGTCAATGAACTGCTGGACGGAGTCCTTGGACAGCCGCAGGCGGACTGCGGTCGCGGTCGCGCGCTCGATGTCGTTCACCGTGGGCGGGTAGACCGCGAGGTCATCCACCGCCATCGGTGTGATGTCGGGCATCTCGTCGATCACTTCCTTTTCTTCGAGATCCCATTCCTCGTCGACCGTCACGTCTTCCGCTTCCACGCCTGCCTCTTCGTCGGACAGGATAGGCGGCTTTTTGATCAATTCCGTGATGCGGCGCGTGGTCTTCATCCAGTCGACGTAAAGCAGCCACTGGCCGGAGACATCGCCGGAGAGCAGATCCGCGCGGACGATATCCTTCAGGTTCGTCTTGCGGATGTAGTGTTCTAGAAGCGCCAGTGTGGGGAACGGCGTAACAGATGAGGGTCCCACGGCGTCAACGTGCTTGTAGTTGGCGGGAAAAAGAGTCGCCAGCGTCCGCTTGCATCGGGCATTAATTGCATCCCGGACGGCAGGAATGTAGCACTGACTGTTGCCGGTGTATTGCTGGTTTTCGTCGGGGCGGGCGTTGTAGATGTTCCAGTACTCTTCGACCCAGTCTGATTGTTGCTGCTTGTTTTCATAGCATTTCTGGATCTTCGGATAGAGTTTCGCCGCCTCGATATAGGCGTCAGACGACATGTCTTCGGCCCAGTTCTCGATTTCCTCGCCCGTTTTTTCAGCGTCCAGAGCCCGACTATCGACGGTCTCGATGACGGGCTTTTCCTCCTGCTTTTCTTCTTTCTTTTTGCGGGCCATTATGCGTGTCTTGCGAATTCGCCGTGCAGCATATCTGCCGCAAGGCAATAAAATTCGTGCGCCAGTTCAGGCGTCTCGAAAATACCTAGACGCATGTAATGGCCTTCGAAACCGATTCTCGCCAGCCACTTGCCGCCGCGCCGGGTAACGCCCTTGAACCCTGACGTGTTGTCGGCGCGACGCGGATAGTTTTTCAAATTCTCAGCGCGAAGGCATGAACGCAGATTGCCGCGTCGATTATTTAGCTTGTCGACATCGCGGTGGTCTACGTGCATGCCGTCGCCGGGTTTGGCTCCCGCGATGACTCGGTGCATTAGCACCGTGCGGCGCGTTCCGTCTTCCTGCTTTTCATTCCGTGCGGCATAGCCATCGTTTTGAAGGTACCACTTGAAGCACGCCAACGCCTCGTAGTCTTCATCGTCTACGAGAGCAAACTTGCCTTGCGTCAGGGGGATTCGCTTCATCCGATAACCTTGCCTTTTAGCTTTCGTTCGAGAGGCGAACCGGTGTTTCTGTCTTTTGGGGTAGGGGCGGGTCTGTCATCGTACTCAGGCTTTTTCCGAGTCTGACCGAACACCGTATCCGTTTTCTTGCCGCCCCACGGCACACCGTGGCGCAGTTCGACGGACTCCGACCAGTTGCGCCCGTTGTTGCCGGCGCGATCCTTCTTCGAGACTTTCATTTCGTCCTCGCCTTGTGCTTCACGTCCGCGTGCCGCGCGATGATCTTGCGCTTCGCGCCCATCGGCGGCAACTTCGCACCCTTGCCTGGAGTCTTGCGCACGTCGCGCGCTCCGGACTGGCTGCCGATGTCCTTCGCCTCGCGGTGCGCCACATCAGCCGCCCATCTTCGGCGTTTTCGGAGACTTGCTGTGCTTCATGGCGGGGTCTTTCGACTTGCCGCCATTCTTGATCGCAGCCTCCGGGGCCTTCTGGCCGGGTTTCGTGTAGACGCGGTTCATGCGCCCTTTTTTGCCTTCCATCACTTTACCTTTTTAGGCGGTTTGCTAACGCCCGTGCCGCCAGTAGTGGACCCTGGGGCGCCCTTGTTGCGCGCGGGAGTCTGCGACCTGCTCTGAAGACTTCGTCTCTCCATCGCGCGCTCGGGGGTTAGTCTTCTCTGCCCCACGATTACAGCCCCTTGCGGCGCATCTGCTCGCGCATCGGGCCGGAGGGAAGACGCTCCGGAACGCTCTGCGGCTTGCCGTCGCAGCCGCCCTGCTGGACGCCCTTGTAGAAGTCAGTCGGCTTTTGCGAGGGGGCTTTGGGGACGATGGTACGGGAAACGGCCATGATTATCTCCGTGGCAAAGTGGTAAAATATTGCGCTCCATGCGGATTAGTAGCCGAATGAAGCTCATC